TCTGCGAATAACACCATGATGACAACATTTAAAGGTGTTAGACAACCGATAGCTAGAAAACCAACACCAAATGTTGCGGTTATTAGAGCGTTACTTAAAAAAGCTAATGAATTATCTGGCCAACAAGGTTATTTAGATAGGGATGATGCAACACCAATACCAACGTCTGGTGAAATATATACCAATAGATCTTTCACAGGTGTTAGTGGTACAACTAGTGAAACCAAATATGGTTTATTGTATCAAAGAGCTACTGATGAAGGGGTGAATAAATATGTTACATATAACGGTTTATGGGTTATCGCCTCATACTTAAAATTAATGACTGGTGGTGATGAAACTGATACGGTATTAATTAAAACATTAATATCATATTTACATAATAACGCATCGGAATTGGCCGTATCGTGGGATATAGATTATACAGCACCATATTTTGTAGATATTGTTGCATATGATTTATATAATAAACTTGGGTATGAAACTAACGAACTATCTTTAAGTGAATTATTGGATAATTACCCAACAACAGCTGGTGATATGTATCAAACAACCTTATATAAATTACTCGAATTCCAACAAAAACCGAATGATTTATTAGCTTATTTAACTTTAACAGCTGAAGAAAAATATAACCCAAAAACAACCTTAATCACAAATAGTAAAGGAACGGCTATTACTAATGATGAGACATTACCTAAGATAACATTTCCTGGTGATTTTGGACAAGATAATCTTAGTGCGATAACAAGAGTCAATTATTGGGTTAGCGATACAACCAAAAGTAACCTTAAAACATTTAATGGATTATCAACTTATGAATTGGTTAGTTATTTTGACACAACACCAGCCACACCAACTGTTAGTATAGTACAACAAACATTACAAGAAGCGGCAATTCAAAACGCTATCCAATTGGATTTGGCAAACCCTGCCGAGTCAACTGGTGTTGTAGCACCTACGTTATACCCAGCAACAAACGCTAATTTAAATACACAGTTTAAATTTTCATTACAAGCACCAGCACAACAAACAGTACAACAACAGCTCTTTGCGGGGTTACCACAGTTTAATAATAACACACAAACTACAAGCGGTACAACACCTAGAGAACTTGGTTCACAAAAAGATGGTTCGTTTGATTTCTCTAAAGCCTTTTCAAAAACTTTTACAATAGAAGGTTATGATGAAGATTTGATTGCATATGTTATGGGTGGATATGGTAAGAGTAAAAAATATGCATTCTTTAAACTATGTAATGATAGCGAAAAATTTGAGTATGATACCATAAAAATAAACAAACATGCTCATATTGATTTAAAAATACTGGGTCAAGATAATGGTAACGCTACTGGTGATACCATCAACAAGTGGACAATAAAAAATGTTACCAGCGAACAAACTGATAATATTTACGTATCACCCGTTCGAAACGGTAGCGGCCAACAAGGAAGTGGATTGGTAGTTGGTTGGGTTAACCCTTTAAAAGATATTTATGTTACCTCTGGTTATGGTTACCAAGCATCGAGAGGTAGGGTTCATGAGGGTAATGATTTAAGAGCGGCTCTTGGTACTGATGTTTATGCTGTATTGGACGGTGTTGTCGTATCAAGCCAAGCGTTTGGTGGTTATGGTTATGCGGTAATATTATCACATCCAAATCACGGGCTATCAACATTATATGGTCACGTAAGAGAAAGATTTGTATCAGCTGGAGATACTGTATCAGCTGGTCAGCTAATCGCTAAATCTGGTGATGAGGGTTCACCAGGACAACCACATTTACACTTTGAGGTGTTGAAAAACGCTATTAGCTTAGACAATAGTAATTATTTTAGTTCAGCTAACCAAGCTTTATTAACCGACCCAGAACCATATCTTAAGGGTGAGGTTATCCCTAATAATAGTGGTGGGGATAGCCAAACAGCGGGTAGCGGAGATGTTGTTTCAAAAGGTTTGGATTATACAGTTGCGTTCTTAACAGATGTACTGAAAGGTCTTGGGGTTAGCTCACCTAATTCAAGCCAGATTAAATTTATGAAAGCTTGGAGACAGCATGAAGGTGCTAAGGCTACTTATAATCCATTTAACACAACACAAAAAGCAGCTGGGGCCACTAATTTCAATAGCGTTGGTGTTAAAAACTTTATAAACAGAGCACAAGGTTTAAAGGCTACATTAGATACATTGAATAATGGTAGATATGGTGCTATAATAACAGCGATTAAAAATATCCGAAATGATGATGATATTAACGCTGCTATGCAGGCTGTTAATGACTCACCATGGGGTAGTAACTTTAACCCAGTTAATTATAAATCATGGAAAACTTTAAATAATTATATTTATGGTTATGTTAATGAGGGTTAATAGTAACTTTTAATAAAAAATCAGATATTTATAAGAAAGTAAACGATTATGAACAACATTGGTAGCAAATTAGACCAATTCTTAGGTAAAAGAGTTGAAGAAGCACAAATCGGAGAAGAAGTTTGTGATTTAAAAACTGGAGTTTGTTATGTAAAAACAAAAGACGGTTTAATTGAGAGAACTTTGATAGAAAAAAAATTGGTCCTAGAGGACGGTAGAGAGCTATTGAGAGAAGAATCACCTATAAGCCATTCAACAAAAACATTTTTAAGATGAGTAAGAAATTAGATAATATTTTATCCGAAGAGATAAAAAGATTCAACAATATCATGTCCTATCAAGATAAACTATATGAGGGACATCATTATAAATTCTATGAAGCTGAAGAAGAAGCTCCAGTTGAGGTAGCACCTGAAGAGGTACCAGTTGATGCTGGTATTGACACCACTGGTGATCAAGCACCTATGGATCCAGGGATGGACACAACAGCTCCAGAAGAAGCACCAGTTGCGGATACAGAACCAGCTTTAGGTGATGAAGTTGCCCCAGAAGAAGCACCAGCGGCTCCTGAAGGTGATGTTGAGGTTGATGTTACTGAATTAGTTAACTCCACAAAAGAAATGGCAGCAAAAGCCGATGACATTGTACAAAAGATAGCTAACTCATCACAAAAAATTGAGGATATCATTAATAAAGTTAATAGTGTTGAACAAGGTTTACAAAAAATGGATTCATTGGTACAACAAATGAGTGCGTTAACAAAACAAGTTGAATTAATGAGACCACCAACCGAAGAAGAGAGAAGAAAAGTTTTGGCAAAAGATTCATATCCATTTAGTGTTACACAAGATGAATATATGAGTGGTAACGCACCAAAAACACAGACCGATCTTGAAAATAGACCAGATAAGTTATCGATGATGGATAATCTTATGAACAATTATAACGAGACTGATATTAAAAACAGTTTTTATAATTCAAATAATAATGAAAAACCTGTAAGCAATTATTAATATGAATCATATACAACAAGAATTAGTTATGGAAAAATTAACGGTTGGTGATCCAGCGTTAACTTTTACGAATACAGAAGATTATACAATTGAGTATTACGGTTTTATCCCATTGGGTAACACAAATGACACAATAGTTGCAACAATTAATGGTGTTACTGATTTAACATTCTCAATGATGGGTATGATGGAAATACCTATTGCCTCAATAGAAGTTACAGATGTGAATGTGAGTGAAAATGAAACAGCTAGTGTTTATAGAGGTTTATTAGTATTTGGTATTAAAAAATATAAATCCATCTTTTAACCCCTAACCCTTAAAAAAAAACATTATATTTAACCCCCTTTAGGGGGTTTTTTGTTTTATTAAAAAAATATTTTGTCAGGTTCTTGACTTTTCGGGTAATTGTACCTACTTTTGTACCATAACAAAAATAAATTATTATGATTGACTACAAAAAAATCGATTGGAGCAAGGCCGCAACAGACACACTGGCCGATTACGAGAAAGCAAAGTCGAAAACAACACAGACTACCCAATCTAGTTCTGTTGACTTGACAAAGTATTTTACAATTGCACTTGATGAGGGTGCACAAAGCGGTGAGAAATCGATTAGGATTCTTCCTAATCAAGATGATCCGACAAAATGGTACAAAGTTGGTTATTTCCACAACTTAAAAATTGGAAAAAGATGGACAAAACTTTACGATCCATCACAAGATGGTGACGCTTCACCATTGAATGACATGTATAAGTTCTTAATGAAAAGCGCTGACAAAGAAGACAAGAAATTGGCAATCAATTACAAGTCACGTCAGTTCTTCATTGTTCGTGTTATCGAACGTGGTAAAGAACATGAAGGTGTAAAATTCTGGAGATTCCCAGCTGTACAAGACGGCTCTGGTATCATGGACAAAGTCGCACCACTTGTTAAAAAGTACGGGGCGTTCTGGAACCCATTTGAAGGTTTTGACCTTACAATCTCTATGATTAGGGATAAATCAAGAGACTCAAAAGCTGGTTTCACAAAAGTTGCATCTATCATCCCTGATAGAGAGTCTAAACTTTCTGATGATGAAAACCAGGCTGTAGAGTGGTTAGGTGATCCAATGGCTTGGACAGATGTGTTTAAGAAAAAATCTGTTGAGTATTTAACGATTGTTGCTGAAGGTAGCGAACCAATTTGGGATGCTGAGCAAAAATGTTTTATCGCTAAAACTGAAGAAGGTGTAAGCGCTTATACCCCAACACCAGCACCTAAAGCTGTGTATGAGGCTCCAGTTGCGATGTCTGAGGACGATGCTGATGATGATAACTCTTCTATTACGCAATCACCAGAGGTTGAAGAAACACCAAATGCTCAATTGAAAATTGACGATTTACCGTTCTAAAAAAAATAATATTAAAGCATGGATGTAAGCATGGACATAATGTCTATGCAAGTGTCCATGCTTTTTTTACACCTAAAAAAAAATATATCATGGCAGTTAAGAAAAAAGAATTCTCTTTTGATGATCTCAAAAAGAAATTAAGCACAACAACAAAGTACAAAGCAGATTTATTCCTAAATTGTGGGGAAGCCTTTTTAGAGGCATCTGGCGTACCAGGCCCTTGTATGGGTCACATCAACATGTTACTTGGTCATACGAACACAGGTAAAACTAGCGCCTTAATCTCAGCATCAGTTGATGCACAAAGAAAAGGTATTTTACCAGTTTATTTGGTAACAGAGAAAAAATGGAGTTTCGAACATTGCCAACTTATGGGATTGGATTGTTCAAGAAATGAAGAAACTGGTGAATGGGATGGATTCTTCCTTTATCGTGATGACTTCAACTATGTTGAACAAGTTACCGATTACATCAATGAGGTTTTAGATATGCAAGCAAAAGGTGATTTACCTTATGATGTTTGTTTCTTCTGGGATTCAGTTGGTTCAGTACCATGTAAAATGACATGGGAAGGTAAAGGTGGTAAACAACACACCGCAGGTGTACTGGCTGAAAAGATTAATATGGGTATTAACCAAAGAATCAATAATAGCCGTAAAGAGACATCACCATATTTGAATGGATTGGTTGTATGTAATTTACCATGGGTAAGACTCCCAGATTCACCAATGGGTCAACCTAAAATGAAACCAAAAGGTGGTGAAGCTATTTACCAAGCATCTACATTAGTATTCCGTTTTGGTAATGAAGCTGATGGTGGTATTAACAAAATTGATGCAACTAGTAAAGGTAGAAAAATTAATTTTGCCACTAGAACAAAAGTTACTGTAGATAAAAACCATATTAATGGACTTGGATATGCGGATTCAAAACTTATCGTAACACCACACGGATTCATTACAGATGATAAACGTGATAAAGCTGCTTTAGATGCGTACAAAAAGGAAACTTTTGAGTACTGGGCTTCTAAATTAGATGACGCTAACTTTGAGTTAGAGGAATATGAGGTTAACCAAAAAATCTCTTATTCTGATGAAGATTAATAAACCAATAAGACACAAAGTTAATACGAGTATTAACTCATTACTTATAGATGGTGAATATCTTCTAAAACAAGGATTCCATGGTACCAAGCAACTTCAGGGAAAAGAAGGTAGCGTTGGTACCATATTCCATTTTATCAATACGATTAAAAGGTTTTATCAGGATTATGCGGTTACAAAAGTTGTGGTATTTTGGGAAGGTAACGGTTCTAAAGAATACAGACAAGCTTACTACCCATATTACAAAAAAAATCGTGAAGATAAAGTTAGTCTTGATGAAAAATATGATTTAGATAGACAAAGAATTCGAATCAAACAATATCTTGAAGAATTATCGATTAGACAAGTTGAGATAGATGGTTGTGAAGCTGATGATGGTATCGCACACTACTCAATGAACTCACCTAACGAGAATAAAATTGTTTACACAAATGATCGTGACTTATTACAACTATTAGATGAAAACACAAAAGTGTGTTTAACTATAAAGGGTGCTAAGGTTATGATTAATATGGATAATTTTGATAGCTATTTTGATTATCACTATTCAAATGTGGGTATATTAAAAATGATCGCTGGTGATACCAGTGACAACATATCTGGTCTACAAAATATTGGGGAACAAAAGGTTTTAAAATATTTCCCTGAAATAAAGAAACATACCGTTAACCAGGATTGGGTGATTAATCGAACTAAAGAACTGTTAATTGAAAAACCTAACGATAAGACTTTAAATACCATCATCAATGGTGAAACTAAATGGGGTACATATGGTACTGATTATTTTTCGGTAATGAACAAAATAATCAACCTTAAAGAACCTCACGTTACCAACGAATTAAAGGATTCTATTAATGAAATGGTTAATGAGACGTTATCACCAGAAGGTAGAGGTGGTATTAAAAAAATAATGGAAATGATGAGAGAAGATGAGTTATTAAATTTTTTACCAAAAAATGATGACGCTTTCTTTGTTTTCTGGAGTTCTTTTATTACTATTATAAAAAAGGAAGAAAATGATTACAACACAAAAAACAAATAACATGGAAGAAAAAAGAGAACAACGTAAATTTGAATTTACACTTTACCTAAACGATAATATTATTGTACAAAGGTTTTTTAACATTATTGGGTTTAATAATAGAGCCATCAACTCTTTAAATTTTAAAGAAGCTATTGATGATAATATGTATTTGATTCAAAGTGTTCTAAAAGATAGAACTTTGGATTTTATCACTGAACATCAAAGACATTTTCTTGAAACAAAAGATTACGAACAAAACGTATCAAAAGACGTGATGAAAATCGTTGTTAAACATGACGGTAAAGTTATTGCGTATAGAGAATGGGATGCAACGATTTACCCAGTTAAAGTTAGATACACAGTTGATATACGCCAACATATCTATGATCTAATCACTAGAGTACAAAAATGTTTGTGTACACCAACTAGAGATCTTGAAACAGAATACATGGGATATGATTTACAGGTTCAATTAGTATAAAATAAAATTTAAATGAGTAATATAATAAACAGTTTTGACGATTTAGGTAAAGATTTCCAATTACAACTAATCAATGAGATAATTACGGACCATAAATTTGGGTTAGCGATAGTTGACATTATCGACCCCAAGTACTTTTCATCTGAAGCCTTCCAAAGGATAACACACATGATTAAATCTTATTATAAGAAACATGATGTGTTAATGAACTTCCCAGCTTTAAGAGCGTTAGTTAACCAAGAGGTGAGTTCCGAGCACGTTGCTTTAAGAACACAATTAGATGATACTATTACCGATATTGAGAATTGCACAATCGGTAATTTAAATACACAGGATAACGCTAAGAAATTCTGTAAATTACAATCCGTTAGAACTGCCGTAAACGAAATAAAAACAAAATTAGATCGTGGTATTATTTCGGATTACGATGAGATTGAAGAAAAGATCAAAAATGCGATAACCTTTAAAGAAGAACAAGATCCGATATTATTATTTGATAATATTGACCGAGTTTTATCCGAAGATTATCGGGACCCAGTACCAACTGGTATTCAAGGTATAGATGTTTGTACCAAAGGTGGTTTGTCAAAAGGTGAGGTTGGTCTGGTTATCGCACCACTTGGTGTTGGTAAAACGACTTTCCTAACCAAGGTAGCT